TAACTATTGACGGAGTAAAATTATTTCACTCTCCAGGTATGCCTGCTAACACAGCAGTAGCAGCTCAATCTTCAAACTTATTTTTTGGAACTGGAGTAATATCTGATTTAACAGAAATTAGAATAATTGATATGCAAGACATCGATGGTTCACAAAATGTGAGATTCATCATGAGATGGAAAGCAGGTATTCAGTACGGAATTGGTTCTGAAGTAGTATTATACGCTTAATAATAAGTAAATAAAGTTTAACCTTTTAAAATAAATAAATATGGCATGTAATTTAAGCGCAGGTAGAGCAGTCCCATGTAAAGATGTAGTAGGTGGGATTCAAAAGGTTTTCTTTGTTGACTTTGGTGGACTGGGAACAATAACATACACAGCAGATGAAATAACAGACGCAAGTGGAACGTTCTCAGCATACGAGTACGACTTAAAAGGAGGTAGTTCTTTAGAGCAGACAATAACAAGCTCAAGAGAAACAGGAACAACTTTCTTTGAACAAGTCCTTACTTTAAATCTTACTAAATTAAGTAAAGAAGATAATGTACAAATAAAGCTATTAGCTTACGGAAGACCACAAGTGGCAGTTGTTGACAACAACGGAAATGCTTTCTTGATGGGTGTTGAGTTTGGTGCTGAAGTTTCAGGCGGAAGCATAACAACTTCAGCAGAAATGAGTGGATTAAGTGGGTATTCGCTTACTCTATCTGCATCTGAAAAACTTCCTGCTAATTTTATTTCTGGTGCAACTTTGGCTAATCCTTTTGCAGGGTTGGCAAGTGCGACAGAAACAATAGTAGTTGGAACTAATAGCTAAAAAACGATAGGTTTCTTTTCATTAAGTTTTGTTTAGGTTAGAAAGGGGTTCTTTAACGAGTTACCCCTTTTTATATAAAAATTAGAATATGTTAATACTACAAGAAACAAACAACAATCAAACTATTAAAGTAATTCCTAGAGAATATTTTACTACTACGACATATGCAGTTAACATAACAAGTGATTCTGAAAATAAAAATGTTTATTCTCAAAATTTTACTAATCAGTTTACTTTAGACAGATATTGGTTTTATTTTTCATCAGCTTTTCCTAACTTAGAAGAAGACAATTTTTATACTTTAAGAATTACAAGTCCTACAAGAGAAGTTTTTAGGGGAAGAATATTTTGCACTAATCAAACAATAAGCAGCTATAGTGTAAACTCAGGAGAGTATACAACAACTAGCTCGATAAATGAATTTACATTCTATGAAGCATAAAAGTGACATACATATTTTAAATCTTAACTCTTACGAAGCGCCTAGAGTTTATGAAGAAAGAAACCAAGATTTTGTCTCCATTGGAGATAATAACGATTATTACCAGTATGTCATAGATAGATATATTGGTTCTACTACAAATCATGCCATTTTAAATGGTGTGACTAATTTTGTTTATGGTCATGGATTAGATGCTACTGATTCTAGCGAAAAACCAGAGCAGTATGCTCAAATGAAATCATTACTAAAAAATAGAGAACTTTTTAGAGTAGTTCAGGACTTTGTTATTTTGGGCGAAGGAGCGTTCCAAGTAACTTACAATACAGAGAGAAAGATTAGTAAGCTAACCTACTTCCCAAGACAGACTTTAAGAGCTGAGAAATGCAACGATAAGGGCGAAATAGAGGCATATTACTACCATCCTGACTGGAAAGACTACAATAGAAATGATAAACTTAAAAGAATACCTGTATTTGGCACATCAAAAGAGTTAAATGAAATCTTTATTGTCAAGAAATATGTAGTTGGATTTCACTATTATAGTTTACCTAGTTATTCTGCTTCTATGCCATACGCACTTTTAGAAGAAGAAATTTCATCGTACTTAATTAATGAAACTCAAAATTCATTCTCAGGAACTAAAGTTGTCAATTTTAACAATGGAGTACCTGACAAAGAAAAACAAATCCAAATAAAAAACGACATCTTAGGCAAGCTTACAGGCTCAATTGGTGACAAAGTAATTGTTGCCTTTAATTCTAATCAAGAATCTGCAACAACTGTTGAAGATATATCTCTTAACAACGCTCCAGAGCATTATGCTTATTTAGCTGAGGAGTGTGTTAAAAAATTAATGGTAGGACACAGAATTACTTCTCCTCTTTTACTAGGAATTAGAGAATCTGGAGGAGGTCTAGGAAATAATGCAGATGAAATACAAACAGCTACGGATTTGTTTTTAAACATTGTTATAAAGCCCGCTCAGGACATCGTAATAGATGCTTTAGATGACCTTTTAGCAACTAATGATATAGCACTTAATCTTTACTTTAAAACGCTTAAACCATTAGACTTCATGGATGAAGATACTGATTTAACAGATGACCAAATTGAAGAAGAAACTGGAATAAAACAAGAAGATATAGATGAGCAAAAAGTAGATGTTGATTTAATGAAAATAGA